ACGACTCACATGCTTGGTCGTTGATGTGGTGTCAACGTGTTCACGCGCAAATCCCGATTGAGCGCACCAAAATAATATCGGGCTTGTCGTTCACCAACGATGTGCGAATGGCCTGAGAGCCATTCTTCAAACCAGCCTAAACAACGGAAGACGTGCACCATAGTCGTGCGCGCTATCAGCGGGGTCAAACCCCGCGGCTCCAACTGATCTACGACACTTTAAGACCAATTTCAACCCTTAGGTCTACAGGTGGCGCTTTGGAGGTTCAACCGGAGTGGTATTTACCACATGTTGTCAGCTCTCGTGCCGGACTCGGGATGACTGAGTGATAGGTGAGAACTGTCGGGTGATGCGGGAGATGAGCGTTGAAGCACGCCTCTCCCTAAGAAACGCTTTACTAATAACACAAACCAGAGGCGCAACGGTAGCGCCCGAAGAAATAACCGTAACAACCAAACCACCTCCACACGGAGGAGAGCGCCTATCTCAACAGGACTAGTCGGCGGGCGAAACGAAGCCCGCATTACTAACTTGTCCCGAGGTAGCATTCGCGTACAACACCGAGAGTTCATCAGGAACATCGGCACCACAGAGGATTTTACTACCTTAGGAGTTTTCCCGCTACAACCGGGAGACTCCTCTACCTTTCCATGGCTTTCTCAGATAGCCCAGAATTATGAAAGGTGGCATCCAACACGCATTGACTTTAAGTATGAACCATTCACATCCACCTTTACCCCTGGCACTGCCGCATTAATGATCGATTATGATCCGAATGATGTGGGTCCCATTAACAAGGCAGAGATGTTAAATTCATCTGGAGCAATGCGTACGCCAGTGTGGTCCGACGTTACTGTAAGGAGTAATCCTTCTGAAATGTCGAGAGATAGTCATTTATTCGTCCGAGTTCCGACTCGTGGCGCTTACACTGGCAACCTTCGATTGACAGACTCAGGAACATGTTTCGTAGCAACAACAGAGGTCCCATTTGAAACTGGGGACGTAGGAGAGATATGGGTGGATTATGACATCACCTTCCATGTACCAGCACTTGCCAAGGCAGAACCACTATCAACTGAAAGCAGGGCCTTAGGCTCTGTTGGTGATATACTTGGAACCAGATCTCCCTACACTGCCGTCCCAGGATCCGCTACGAGCTTTAAAGTGTCGAATCTTGGCTCCGCCTCCATCTTGGAGTTTGAACAAGATTTCAACGGTATGATCCACCTAGAATGCTACGAGGATCAAGGAACCAACCAGCCACCGCTACTTACCGTAGATACCCAGGAGCTGAATGGAGCCACACCGGCCTTGATTGGAACTATTGATAACATCAAGGACACTATTTTCGGTGCCAGCAAATTGTTGGTCAGCGTGGCCGCAAAAGCCGGAGACGCACTCCGCATCATTGAGGACGAAACCGGAACCGCTTGGGTTTTCGGAGAAACCATCATGCGATTGATGCCATATGCCAAGGTCCTTATGGGAGCCTTGGCTCCCATCATCACTCTTGAAGAGCAAGTAGTGGCAGCACTTAAGCAGAATCCCTTTCGGGGGAAGAAGCACACAGGCCCTGAACTCATTAATCTTGCACAGCAATTAATCGCATACGATCCCTCGGCCACACCCACCCAGCGCGTTAACGCGCTGGTCGATCCCACAGAGTATAACGTAACTCGCCTTGTAGTGAGTCTGCAGAGGATCGCCAACAACAACCAGCCTTAGTAAACACCCAAATTGGGGGCTAAATAGACGCATACATGGCGTGCCCTCGAAACCAAGCCGCATCGATTAATGGCAGATGCAGAACACCAACACCACAAACAAACACCCAACAGCTGCTTGTTAATACCTACCACAACTAGCTGTACTCAAATCTCTCACGAGTAGTAGAGGAGACCGAACTTAACTTCCGCCTGGCTTACTAAGACCAGGATGTCCTAATCACAGAAATCCAAAGAACAACGAACAGTCGACTATGTCATACAAGAATTTAGTCACAAAGTAGAAGAATGTAAGACGCCGAGGCGCAGACAGCACGAGATGCCTTTTACGCCGTAAAAGCTAACGAACGTTCAACACCGGATCCGCTGTAGAGAGGGATGCATAACCTATAGTGCATAACCAAGTTCCCTTTACAACAAATGTTTGATGCGAGTAGTACCAAAGCCAGTACTATTTTCTTCTTTTCAAACCACAACTTTAACATCCCACCCTCTAGACAGTCTATTGTCAACCAGAATGTAAAATCTGGGAGTCGACTCCGTAACATCGGTGAGTCGCCACATAGCAGTACATGCGCC